TCCTGTTGCTTAAGATTAAGCGATAGAGATAGTTGTTGGAGCAGAAGCCCAAGCAGCATTACCAGATTTCAAGTTAACAAGTAAAGTGAAATATTGACTCTCTGGATGAAAGCCAGCTTCCACTAACGCGTAACGAGATTTAACTGCGATTTTAGGAGACATTGTTCCTTCAGCAATTGTTTGAATTGATTCAGCCATTAAGTAAGGCATGAATTTTAATCCTGGCTCTTCGTCAGCACCTTTACGACCAATCAAGATACGTGAGTCAGAATACTCCATGTTTGGATCAACGTAGATAGTCATACCTGCGATAGTTCCTAATGGGTAAAGAGCACCGTTATTTTGATTAACTGTATTAGCTAATGGATAGAACGTGAATTGTGCAGAATCTTGAAGTGCAGTAGCAACTTGAAGGTTAGTAACGATAAAGTTACCTGGACCACGACGACCTCTTTGTGCGATTACGTTACCAGCAGCAAGACACTTAGACTGAATACGTCTTTGGATAGTACCTTGGTTTTCAAAGTTTGCAGCAGCACCACCGTAGTTTTGGAATGCAGGAATTGAAAGTGCAGCCAAAGCATTAGTTTCTCCAATAAACGATGCAGTAGTTGTAGTAGAACCTTGGTATAAGTTTAAGTTCAAGTTAGTTCCTTCAGAGTTATTGAAATTAACGTGGTTTTGCCATCCTAATGCGAATGCACGTGAAAGGATGTGCTTGTTGATTGATTGAGAGATCTCGTTAACCAATGCATTTTCCATCATAGAAACTACATCGATACCGTATTGACGGTTAAGGTCTTGGATTTGTTCAGTTGTAACTTGAGCAGCAACTTGGAAAGTTTCAGCTTCAACAAATTTAGTGAACGCTTGTAGACCCATTGTCTTGTAATAAGCAGTCTCACCTACACCACGTCTCATTGGCTCGTAAGGAGTCATACCGTTAGTTGCGTTACCTGAGTAAGCATCAGTATTGTTTGGTCCAGCACCAGCAAATCCTTGGATATGATCTTCTAATGCACGAATTAACTCAGCATAGTAAACAGTACCTGCGTTTAAAGTATCAACAGCAGCAGCGTTGTCAGTTACCGTATATGTTGTACCATTATTAGTTACAGCGGTAGCTGGAACAAGAGTACTATTAGCGTTAAGTCCAATTGCACTTAAATATGATACAGTTTGAGCAGCACCGTTTGTAATGTTAGAATATGAAACACCAACACCAGTAGCAGCAGTAGAATCTCCAAGTAAATGGAAGATAGGGAAGCCATCGATTCTTGAAAGTCCAACAAACTCAACATATAGTTTTCCAAGGGTAGCAGTAGCATTCATTATACAATACTCAGTTCCTACAGTGATTAATTTCCAAGCAGCAGATGTGTTGTTTGTAGTAAATGTAGCAGGGTTCAATTTGAACACTTGGAATTTGTCAGAAAACAAACTGTTTGATTGAAGTGCAGTGTTACCTGTACCTGTGATTCCAGGAGCAAGAGGATCACGACCGCCAGCATATACGTAGTCTAGGTAAGTTAATACTCCAGAAGGTCCGTTCATAGGAACAACTGATACGATATCAAAACCTACAGTACGAGCAGCAACTTGAATTGCTAAAGGTAGTAATGATGGAAATTTGTCACCAGAACCTTGAGAGTTAGCAGCATAGAAGTTAGCAGCTCCACCCGCTACAGTTGTAGCTGGAGTTACGTTACCCATACCTGGTGTGTTAAATAATGAAGCTTGTGGATAAGCAAAACCTTCATTTAATGAGTGGTAGTGAGCATATTTACTCATCCACTTTAATTTGCTTGATTCAGTGATACCCGTCTTTTCTTCAAGAATTGGGGACCATGTTTCAAACACTTGTGATTCATTTAATAGATTCATTGTGAATTGTGTTTTATTTTTGGTTGTTTATAGACGATCTGCAATTGACTTTACAAAATCAGTTGAATAGCCAAGAGCGTTAGCTTCTTTTGCCATTTCAGCCATTTTTGATTCATTAATTGGAGAGTTTGTCTCTTCGCTTGGTTTGCCTAAACCACGAGTTTGCCAGAAGTTTTTAACTTGGTAGTCAGTCTCTAGACGGAACATCTTTGCCTGGCGAGAGATACGATCTTTAAGATCAGCAGATGCTGATTCCCAAAGTGACATATACTCAACCGGCATGCCAGTTAACCATTTTTCATTAACTTCAACAGAAGCTAATGCAGATTCCCAAACTGCCACGATTTTTTCTTCATTAAAAGCGGGTGAGGCATCCAATGCTTTTGTGACCCTTTTCTTTTCGGTCTCATTCAATGCTAAGAAAGACTCGCGTTTCCCTTCGCTTAAGAATGTCATGAACGGATAACGACTGTCATTAGTTTTAAGTTCTGCTCTTTGTTTTTTAACAGATTCTAGTACAGCATCGATTTTATTGTCAAGAGATGCATATCTTCCTGCGATGCTTTCTGTAACAGCATCAGCAATAATTCCGCGATCTTCTTTAGTTGTGTTTTCTTCAGACATATCAGATGTTTTACCATCAGTTTTATATGCGCCATTTTCAAACATATATTCTGCATATTCAGTAAGATTTTTAAAGTCTTCTTTAGAAGCAGAGTTTTCAGATAAGTATTCACTATAACGAATAGAATTGTCAGCATGTTCAGCAATATGCTCAGCATAACCGATAGTTTCACTCATTTTTTCAGCAAGGTAGTTACCATACTTAATGTTTTCGTTAAGTTTTCCTGCAGTGTATTCAGCATAACGAATTCCTTCATCAACTTTAGTAGCTACATAATTCATATACTCATGTCCACCGTCAAGTTTCTCAGCAACCATTTCAGTGTATTGAATTCCACGGTCAGCTTTCTCAGCAATATGCTCAGAATATGTAATACTTTCACCTAATTTTTCTGCGATGTAATTTGCATATTGAAGTGCCTTATTCTGTGATTCAGATAGGTAGCTAGCATAATTCTTGATGTTATCAAGTTCTTCTTCAAGCTTAGCGATTTTCTCGTCCTGGTCTGTTGATTCAGAGATTTTAGATAGACGATCATTAATCTTTTCAATTTCTTGCTTAAGAACTAATGAGTATTTATTCATCTCTTCAACAGATACGTATTCTTTATTGTCCATGTTTTTTGATATTTTTTCGGTTTCGGTTGTGTTTGTTTCTTCTTGATCAAATGATTCTAAAAAAGCTGGGAATTCATTTGTTACATCGTAAATAGCCAAGTTATCATCGTGTGAATCAAATCCAAAGCTTTCGTTTACTTTTGATAATTGTGCATTTTCAAAACCTGGATCAGCAACAAGATCGTAGGTAAAGATTCTTTTAATTTCTACTTTTTTGTTTTCTTTTACAACGCCAGCAGCGCGAGAAGAAATTGACACTGGAACACCACTGTCAACTAAGTTTTTTGCAATTTGACCAGAAGGTGTATCTAATAATTTGATACGGCCAACTATTTGTCTTTTCTTTGCATCATACTTAATGTCTTCAATAAGGTGACTTACTTTAGAGAGTGATATGTCAAACTTATCTGGATGATCAAGTTCACCAAGTAGTCGGTTTTCTTGAATCTTCTTTTTCAAATAGTCTAAGTGAGGAAGATATTCTTTCTCTTCATAGATTCGATTGTTGTTGTTTTCAACTCCAAACTGCGCAAAAACGCCTTCCAGAACATACTCATCATTTGTCTTGTTTACGTTTAGGTTTTCACCAGAACGCTCAAGAATCATTAATAGTTGCTTGTTTTTATTCATTGGTTAACAATTTAC